ATAGCATCAACTCGGCCCATACTGAACTGTACCGGATTAAATCCTCGATCACGGGCGTACCCTTGATACTTGATTTGATCCATTTCTTAATTACTTAGGTAAATTTACCGCCAAACATTGTGTAGGCACTCAAGCCAGCATTAATAACATTTCCTGCAATCGAAACCGCACTTGCACCTTGGACAGTGTTGGTCCCTTTGATTGGACGAGGCCCACGCCGTGGACGTAGAGGATCCAACAGGTTCGGACGTGGCATAGCAAGAGGAGCCATCGGTGCAGGTGCCTTGAGAGGCTGCAACATGCGACGTGAATCAGCATTGAGATCAGCTTGGTAGCGCTCCTGCTCGATCTGGCGCATTGCCATAGCAGAGTCTCTGCTTGCACTAAGAACGCTTTCCTCAAGGATTGCCTGGTTTCTGCCGTAGCCAGCAATCACTGAGGCAATTTGTTTTGATGCTGAACGACCAGATACACCACGTGCAATGGACTGACCTTCTTCTTGTAGCATCTTCACAAGCATGTCTTGCTGCTCAAATGCCATACCCTTCATGATCTCGTTATAACGATTCTCCTCGCTTTGACGTGCTAGTGCTGCGGCTTGAGCATTTGCACCACGCTGGAGACCGTAGATACGTTCAGACTCTTTGTATTGGCGAAGTTGATTTTTGTAGTCGAAATCGCGGATCTGAAGATCGTACTGGTAATTACGACGAGCAGTCTCTTCAAGATATTGGAGATTTGACTCATTATTCTCTCGCTGATTCTGAACATCCCTTAGCCGATAGTTATAGTCTCTCTTGGTTTGTCTCCAAGTGAACCTGTCTAACTTCTTATCGTACTTGTATTGCTTATTGATTCGTTCTTGCTCAAGACGCCGTGCTTCATTCTGAGAGCTAGCACCAGTGATACCACTGATGATACCCATACCAACGCTAGCGCCTAGGGTAAGTAAATCAGCCATTACGCCCTCCTATAGAATCGTGGTGAATAAGATCCTTCCCACATCATCGAAGTAAGAGAGATCGGGAATGGTGAATCACTAAAGACTTTCAAATCAAAGTTTGAATTACGTTGATGAATAGGTAATGTGTACACGGTCTGTTCATTCAGAGGAACGTCATCAGCCAAGTAATAGTCAGCATCTTGGATCGACTGAACGTCATACCATTCCGATTGACCCTTTGCTTTCAGCTTGAAGCCAACATTACTGGAAAGACCAACCGAGAACTTAACCCGAGCTACAGTCAGGTTTGCTGTATAATCTGATCTGTTGTCCCCAATCTGGTAGTAGATCGTTGGGAGTTGGATGTCGAAGTCATACTTGAATCCAAGGTAGACCTTACTTGCTTGTGCTGAGTAATCATCACCGACAAACTCAAAGTAAGGACCAGTTAAATCACTACCACGAGTAGGAGTCACAGTGAAGCCAGACTCACCAGTGTTGGTTGGGTCAGCAATGATGACTGCAGGGCTTAAGGTCGTGATGTCTTTATACCGGAGGTAGCAACGATTAACCTTCGTAGTAGCGTTGTAGGATACGCTAGAAGGCGTTGCGTATTGGTCCAGGCATAGTTGCACCACTTGACCACTATCGGCTCTCAGAATGGCATCGTCGGGGGTCTGAGTGAGGTTTGCTTTGCAGAGGGTGTACTGCCCTGATTGGTAGGTGACAATGTACGTGTCATCACTATCGACAGTAAAGAACTGGACATTGCCTTGCATCTTCCAGTTGAACCATGTCTGCATAGCCGTTTCTTCACCAACGGTGTAAGTCCTGAAGAAGTACACGTATTGGGAGGACGGACCATACATTGCAAAGAATGAGTTCTGAGGAGATGCAACCAAATCTGCTACAGAATCAGGAACCCATTCAGAAACCACTCGACCAATGTCAAGAACATCGGGGTTCTCCATCTGACCACGAGTAGCCATGGCGTAGATTCGGGTATAACCTGGAGACTTACTCAGGAATACCATGTTCGTACCAACGTCTACTGGTGGGATCAGCTCCTCATTCTCGTAGTTGGAGATGGTTCTGATGACTGATGTCTTTGGTGTCAAGATGCCATCATCAGAGAACATCAAGAACTGCTGACTCTTACTGAACAGCACAAGACCCTGAGCAGCAGGAAGTACTGAGTGAAGAACAGCAGGTCGCAAGCTGGAGCAACTGATGTCAATGGGATCGTTGTCAGCTTGTGTAAGTGCAGAGACGTGGTAGAAGTTGTAGAACTCACCACTTTGACTCATCGACACATTGTCACCAGTCAAGAAGCCAAGGCGGTTGTTGTGGAAGAAGACCTGTTGGATCTTTTTTCCAACAAAACTTGGATGCTCATTGGTGTCATTGTCACCAACAAGACGCTCTTCCCAAGTGATGGGTCGAAGTTCAAAGGTGTTGAGTGCAGTATTTACCAGCTCATGCGGCATGGTTGAAGCAGTCAACCCTTTGGATACATTCGGTGCTACGGTCTCCTGCCAGCTACCTTTACCAGAGACACCGTTCTCTGCAACGAACGTGGCGTAGTAGGAGTCCTCTTTAGCGACAGTATTGTTGATCTTGATGACTCGACCTTGAACGCTTTCAGCAGGTAGTTCAGAGAAGTTGTTGGCTTCATCCTGGAAAGCTCTCAACTCTTCACCGCTGATACCACCACGAGCTTCAATGGTGAATGCAGACGACCCAGAGAGTTCAATACTTCCCTTACACTTGGTCTTTGTGACACCAGCAGGTAACGAAATGTTCGTAAAGATCTGATCTAGAATATCAGTGGCATTCAAGACCTTGTTTGTCGTTGTATTGGTGTTGGCAGGGTCTTCTGTATTTTTTGTGGTGAAGCTATAAGCTGCAGCAGACCCAACCTTGACGTAATATTCAGCGCCATACTCAGCACTGTAAAGACGGATGGTGGCCTTTGACTTTGCAGTGAAGCTCGGTGCTGCTTGGGTTGTAACAGTGACTTGGTTGTTAGCGACAATCGTTGTATCTTGTACAGTCAGTACTTGAAGACTGTTCTTGGCATTTGAACTACCGTAGGTCAGATAGCTGCTACCAGTGTTGGTTACAGTGACTGTTGCTGTTGGGTTATTGACATTCCAGATCTTAATGCTAGTTCCATAAATCACACCGATGTACTTCTCAGCATCATCTCGGTTGATGTAGAACCACTTACCGTTCTGAAACTCGTTTGTCGTTGACGAAAGATTCCCCAACCACTTGGTGCCTGGTCGCTTTGACAAGCCATAGGTCGGATCAGCGTAAGCATTGATTGCTTCTCTGACTTGTCCTGGAAGCTTCTTGTCATCAGGTTGCCTTGAGACACCACCAAGGAAGTTAGGTATTTGTTGAGTTACACTTGCCATCAGCGATACAATGCCTTATACGGTTCATAGCTGTTGTAGTAGTTGGCTCCACGAGGATGACCAAAGAAGGTGTAGTCTCCTTGGTTGCATTCATACTCAAGAGCCATTGCACGGGTGTATGCTTCCTTTTGTTGGAGCATCTGGTACTGAGTACTGTCACCAACAATCCGTGAGGATGTGATACTTGCTGCTCGTGCAACGATGTAGTCTTTGATGGGTGTCGGAAGATCAACCCAATCAAACAACCACACCACATCACACAACACCTGTTCAGTGAAGGTGTACGAGTGAGCAGTACGGTCATACAGCTTCCCACTTCGTCGTACAACATCCCGATCCCTGTAGCTAGGAGTTAGATCGAGTTGAAGCACGTTGTTGGGAATAAGAATCTGGTTGTTGTTGTCAGGAGTGAACGGGTATTCATACTCCCGGTTAAAGGTCCATCCTTCTGCCTGAACCTCCCGTGACACCTGTTGAAGGGTGTCGTACGCAATCGCAACGTCCGGGTTGGTTTGATCAAGGGTGGTTACAGGCGCCTGACCAACTGACGCCAGAATTTCATTAACAGCTTGAAGCTCAGTCTGAGCGTTAGTGGTAGGGAACGGCATAACAGAAGTGTTGTATGCGATGGATAAAAAAGAGGGGAGACCGAAGCCTCCCCAAAAAGTCAGACGTTAGCGATGTTACACTCAACGCCAGGATAAGCAGTACGCAGACCCTTGGTGGTCGAAGTCACAGCAGAATCAGCGACAGCAGAGCCATAACCAAAACGAGTCTTGGCTACAGAAATACGAACGGCATCAGTGGTGCAAGCACCGTTGTTGCCAGCAGCTACAGAAGCA